TTCAATTTGCGGGGATGGCAAAGACGAAATCACAGCCGCGGGATCGACAAGAACCGACGCAACGCAATTGGTAAGCGTGTTCAATTCGGTGGACACGGTGGCATCGGGAACAGGCGTAAAACTTCCCCCGACAGAAATGGGGGAGGTGATTTACATTGCGAACAGCGGTGCAAGCACGCTCAAGGTCTACCCGTACGAATCAACTACTACGATCAATCAGACAACTTCGGCAAGTATCAGCAAAGACCATACAAGCATTTTTTTCGCAGTCAGTAACAATATGTGGTACAGCATCAACGGCACGAAAACCTAATCCCCACAGGAGAACGTTATGGCACTCGATTCAGATATTAACAATGCAGATTCGCAGCTTTATGTTGAGTTTTACAACTGTGAAAAAGACCCCTACAAGGGAAAACCGTTTGTGCGAATTGTAGTGCCAGGAGACAAAACCACAATTATTGACCAGCCGGTGCGGGATGACCACAAAGAACGGTTTCCCCGTCAATGGCTGCATTTTCAGATGCAAAGCGGTGATGGCCCGGTTATTGGCGTGCCGCTGAAAGATTGGTTTCAAGACCGCCCCGACGAACTGAGCGACAACCAACTGGCTGAGTTGCAGATTCTCAAGTTTCAGACGGTTGAACAAGTCGCCACGGCAAGCGATAATCAGCTGCAACGGATTGGCATGGGTGGCGTAGGATTGCGCGAACGTGCGCGGAATTACTTGCTGAACAAGAATCAAAAGGTTTCTAGCGGTGAGTTGGAAGAAACCCGCGCAAAACTGAGAGAACTTGAGGCGCAGATGGCGATGCTATTGGAGCAGCGCAAACCTGGCCGACCGAGGAAAGAGAATGTCAACGACAACGATGCTGGAGTTAGTGCAGCAAGTAACTAACGAGCTTGGCGTTGCAACCCCGACAAGCGTAGCAGGCAACACGAATCAGGACGTAATTCAAATTCTCGCGTTAATGAACGCGAACGGATACGAGTTTCTGCGCCGTCACGCTTGGCGGGAATTGACTAAACCGCACGCGTTTTATACGCAATACATAACCACCACAGGCACTTGGACGACCGCAGCCCGCACGATCACGATGGCATCGACTGCGGGGCTTGATACGACGTATCAGGTTCAAGGCACAGGCATCAATCAGAACACCTACATCGTTTCGGTTGACTCAGGTACGCAAGTCACAGTCAATCAGGACTTTGCTGCAAGTGCCGCTGGTGCTACTGCTTACTTTCAAAAAATCAAGTATTCGCTCCCGAGCGATTACGAAAGCCTCGTCCCGCGCACGATGTGGGATAAATCCAAACATTGGGAAATGCTTGGGCCTGAAGATGCACAGCAATGGGAATGGTTGCTGTCGGGCTATATCTCAACCGGCCCGCGTATCCGTTGGCGTTTGCTTGGTGCGTACTTTCAGATTTGGCCCGGTATGTCTACGGCTGAATACCTTGGCTTTGAGTACCGCAGCAAAGGATGGGCGCAAGCTGCGGATGGGACTGTCAAGAATTCATTTACTGCCGACACCGACACCTGTATCTATCCCGACCGGCTGATGGTCAACGCTACAAAGCTAAAGTATTTTGAGGCTAAAGGCTTTGATACCACAGCGATGATGCGTAACTATCTGACCGAGTTGGAAGCAGCGAAGGCGCTGGATATGTCCTCCGCTAACTTGTCCCTTGCTCCGCGTCCTGGCACAGTTCTCATCGGCTACGACAACATTCCCGATAGCGGCTACGGAACAAACTGATGGCAACGAGCGCACGCCGTCGGATGATGATCCAAGGCACAGCGGCGCAAGTCGCTTCCTTGCCTGCGCCTATTGGTGGCTGGAATGCCCGCGATTCCTTGGCAAACATGGAACCGACGGATGCTGTCCAGCTAACCAATATGTTCCCGACGGTATCAAGCGTCAACTTGCGGGGCGGCTATCAGCAATTTGCAACGGGCATTACAGGACAAGTCGAAAGCCTGTTTAATTATTCCGGCGGTGCATCCGAAAAATTGTTTGCGGTTGCTGGTGGCAAAATTTACGACGTAACCGCAGGCGGTGCTGTTGGCGCTGCTGCTGTCTCAGGACTGACTAACAGCCGGTGGGAGTACGTCAACGTTTCAACCCCTGGCGGCTCTTATATGTATTGCGCCAACGGGGTAGACGCTCCCCTGCTTTACAACGGCACAACGTGGACTTCGATTACAGGCGCATCGACTCCCGCAATTACGGGCGTTACAACGACTTCGCTCGACGATGTGACTCTGTTCAAAAACCGCGTTTGGTTCATTGAGAAAAACACCCTCAAGGCATGGTATCTCCCGACTTCCTCCATCGGCGGTGCTGCTGAACAGTTAGACCTAAGTTCTATCTGTCGGTTCGGTGGCTACCTTGTTTCCGTAGGAACGTGGACGATTGATGCTGGCTATGGTGCTGATGACAATTTAGTGTTTGTGACCAGCACAGGCGAGATCGTTGCGTATCGAGGCACAGACCCTGCAAGCGCATCGACATGGGCGCTGATTGGCGTATGGAAGCTAGGCACGCCAATTGGCAAGCGGTGTATGTTCAAGTATTCGGGCGATCTGTTGATCCTCACGCTTGACGGTCTTTACCCCCTTGCTTCTGCTGTGCAGAGTTCGCGGCTTGATCCGAGGATTGCGTTATCAGACAAGATTCAAGGCGCGTTTGCACAAGCGACTAGGACTTACCAAAACAACTTTGGTTGGCAGATTCTTTACAACGCAAAAAACAATGCGCTGTTCGTCAATGTGCCGGTGTCCGAAGGATCGCAGCAACAACAGTATGTCATGAACAACATCACAAAAGCATGGTGCAACTTTACCGGTTGGAATGCTAATTGTTGGGAAATCTACAACGATGATCCTTACTTCGGCGGAAATGGCTTCGTTGGCAAAGCATGGACATTAGATTACCAAGACAACGCTGCAAACATCCCTGCCAATACGCTGCAAGCGTTTAATTACTACGGTTCTCGCGGCGTTAAGAAGTATTTCACTCGCGCAAGACCTAGCCTTTTTACCAACGGGCAACCGGGCATTTTTGTCGGCATGAACGTCGATTTTGACATTCAAGACACCACGGCGGCGCTGTCGTTTAGCCCTCAGACCTATGCAACTTGGGGCACATCCTTGTGGGATGTTGGCGTGTGGGGATCGGATTCGACGATCACAAACAACTGGCAAGGCATCACCGGCATTGGGTACTGCGGCGCAATTCAGCTAAAAAGCGCCAGTAGCGGCATTCAGATTGAATGGGCATCGACTGACGTGGTGTATCAAACGGGTTGGGCTGGTATATGAAGATCATTACCGAGCCGAAAGAACTTATTGGGCGCTATGTGGCAAGCAAGCAAGGGCAAACCGAGGAATGGCAGAACTACTCTGCAATCGGATTGCTTAACAGCAATGAGGAATTAGTGGCTGGTGTGGTGTTTGATTGCTACCAACATCCGAACATTTTGATGCACATTGCTGCTGAACGAATTAGCAGGGGTTTCATGGATGCAATTGTGCGTTATGCGTTTGAGCAGTTGCAATGCAAGCGAATTACAGGAACGATCCTCAAGAGCAACAAAAAGTCACGGCGATTTGCGAATCACATGGGTTTTAAGTTGGAAGGCGTTATGCGTAATGCACATGAAAATGGCGATGTGTGCATTTATGGATTGATGAAAAAAGACGCTCAAAAGTGGATGCGTCAGGAATTGGAGAAAGTTCATGGCTAAACTTGTCGAAACGATATTTGGCGGCGGGCAACAATCCACCCCTGTTCAAACTTATGACCCAACTGCGGCAGCTAAAGCGCAAGGCGCGGCTAACGTAGAAACAGCGATCAAACAGGGTTACATCAACAACCCAAATATATACACACCCGCTGGAACGCAGCTTGTCACATTTGATCCGACTACTAACCAGCCGACAGTCAAACAAACATTTACGCCAACGGCGCAAACAACTTTTGACACTCAGCAAAGGGTGCAGCAGCTATTGGCAAGATTGGGCGAAACGGGCGCGACAACCGCACAAGATGTGCTGAACAAGCCGTTTACTCCAAGCGGAACGGCAGCAGGCCCGCTGCAAACCCGTCTTGATTTGTCCAATCTCGCGCAAATGCCGGTCAATGCAGGAATGACGGGGCAGCAAGCGATTATGGCGCGGTTAGAGCCGCAACTGCAACGCCAACAAGCCGCGATGGAAAATCAGCTTGCCAATCAGGGCATTACGCCAGGATCAGAGGCTTACAGGACGGCACAAACGCAAGCAGCGCAAAACCGCAACGATCTATTGAGCCAAGCGGCTTTGCAGGGTATTAGCCTTGACACCGGAGCGCGGGCGCAAGGATTCAACGAACAGCAAGCGCAAATGTCGGCGCAAAATGCAGCGGATTTGCAAGAAAGACAAAGACAGCTTGCAGAGCGTCAAGGCCCGTTAAACGAAATTACTGGGTTGCTGTCCGGTTCGCAAATTCAGATGCCGCAGTTCCAAGGCTATCAGCCTGCACAAGTTGCACCCGCCCCGATCTTTGCTGGCGCTCAAGCTGCAAACCAAAATGCTTTGACTCAATACGGCATCAATGCAGCGCAGCAAAATGCAAATATGTCGGGCCTTGGAAGTTTGCTAGGCGCAGGTCTTGGTGCATACGCATACAATCCGACAGCAATCAAAGGTTTATTTGGCGGGGTGGCATAAAAAATGGCTGAAAATCAAGCAATAAATTTTACATTGCAAAGCCCATACCAAGCTGAATTGGCTGATATGGCGCGTCGGCAGCGCATGGCTGAGATCATGCAACAACAGGCTTTCCAGCCCGCCGAAACATTTAGCTACGGCGGCATACAGGCGAGGACTTCGCCGCTTACGGGGCTTGCGAAGGTTTTGCAAGGGTATATGGCTGGCAAGACGCAACGCGACATTCTGCAAGAGCAGAAAGCATTGGGCGAAAAGTACCGCACGCAATCCGCAGAAGAAGGCACGCAATTTATGCGGGCTTTGCGTGGCACTCCCGCTGTCGAAGGGACTGAGGGCGTGCCGGAACAAAAATTTATTCCGACCGCAATTGACATTGAGGACAATCCTCGCCTGTTGAATGATGTAAACGTGCAGCAACGCGCAACGATGGATATGGGACAAATGCCGGAACTGACAGTTCCAGCGCAGCGAGGTGTGCCTGCGCGTGCTGCTGTTGGCCCTGACCTTGCCCGAGCTCTTGAAATGTCAATGGGATCAATTAACCCGATGGTGCAATCTGCTGGCGGTGCGTTGCTTGCACAAATGGTTAAGCCCAAAGAAGTGAAGTGGGAAAAAGTAGAACTGCCAACAGCATCAGGTGGCAAACGTGTTGGTTTTGTCGATATAAATGCACCCGATCCAGTTGCTACTTTCCGTCTTGGTGGTGAAGTAGGCGCTAAAACAGAATACATTAACATTGGTGGCTCAATGATTCCTCGTACAGGATACGAGCAAAACAATGCTTCAATTGAAAGAACTGTTTCGCCCGATACTTTCGCATCGCTTGCTCAACAACAAGCACTTGCTGACCGAGCATTTTATAACCTTTCTGCTGCACAACAACAGCAAGCAAAACAACAAGCGCAACAATTGGGCTTAAATATCCAAGAGTTCAATTTGCGGAAATGGCAAGCGCAAAACCCAACTCCGCAGATAGTGCAATCAGAGGGCGGCTATGTGGCTGTTAATCCTAGAGACGCTACATCTGCTCCGGTTACAACCGCTCAAGGAACGCAATTAGCGGGCGCACCACGACAAGCGCCGGAAGCCTATTCAAAACAAGCATCTGCATTGCTTAACATGACGGATGCGCTTAATAAATATCAAAATGAATTGAAAGGGTTTACTGTAACAACAGCTTTGCAGCCTGATCAACGCGCGAGAATTGGTACGGCATATCAAAATGCTTTGCTGCAAGCTAAAGAAATTTATAACCTTGGTGTGTTGAATGGCCCTGATAAAGCAATCCTTGAACAAATCATTAGCAACCCATTAGCAATTGCATCTGCGCCAATTTCAACGGATGCAATGATCAAACAAGTTGAAACAATGAGAAACATCATTGATAGGCAAAACACCAATTTGGCAACCGTATACAAACAGCCAAAAATTGAGTTGCCAAAAGCACAAGGACAGCAAGCGCAACAAACCATGCGAGCAAGAAATCCTTCTACTGGTCAAGAAATCATGTCGACCGATGGCGGGCAAACTTGGCAACCCGTACAAGGAGCAAGATAAATGCCTTTGCCACCGGGATTTGAACTTGTAGAACAGACCAAACTGCCCGAAGGTTATGTATTAGTTACGGGAGCAGACGCACAACCTGTTGAACCGAAGCCGCAAATGTCATGGGCAGATGTTCCCGGTCAAGCATTGAAAAATTTGCCTCGAAGCGTCGGAAGCGTGTTAAGCAATTTTGCTGAAGCTGTTACCAGCCCCGTTCAAACATTGAGCGGGGCAGCAGACATTGCAGCAGGTACATTGCGAAACATTACACCTGCTCCAATAGCAAACTTCATCAACCGTTTTGAGAACAATCCACAAGCACAGCAACGCGCTGTCAATGCTGCAAATGCAGCGGGTGGAATGCTTAGAGAACGCTATGGCAGCGAAGAAGCATTAAAGAACACATTAGCAACTGATCCTGCGGGTGTGGCTAGTGATGTTGCTGGTGTGTTAAGTGGTGGCGGTGCAATTGCATCGCGTGTGCCTGGCATGGCAGCGGCAGGACAAGCTGCTACAAGAGCGGGCGCAGCGATTGATCCGTTAGTGCTGGCTTTGCGAGCAGGTCAAGCGTCAAGCAAAGCAGTTGCGCCGGTCTTGGGGTTTACTACAGGCGCAGGATCAACGGCAATCAATGAGGCATTTCAAGCTGGCAAACAAGGCGGCGAACGTGGAGCGGCGTTTACTTCGCAAATGCGTGGCACAGCGCCCGTCAATGAAGTTATAGAAACAGTCAAGCCTGCGATTGAACGTATGCGGGCTGAACGTGCGTCACAGTATCGTCAAGGCATGGGGAATGTAACAAAAGATGTGACAGTTCTTGATTTCAACCCTATAGAAACCGCAGTTGCAGACACCAAAAAACTTGGCACATTTAAAGGAAAAGTAATCGACGAAAGTGCCGCTGACACATGGCAAAAAATTAACGACAAAGTAAGCGAATGGCGTAATTCAAACCCTGCGGAATTTCATACCGCTGAAGGATTGGATGCTCTTAAACGATCAATTGGCGATATTGTCGATTCAAGTGCGCCTGGCACGCCATCGCACGCAGCAGCGCAAAAAGTTTACAACGAAATAAAAAATCAAATTGTTAAGCAAGCGCCGGACTATGCCAATGTAATGAAAGATTATCAACTGGCTAGTGATTTATTGCGCGAAGTTGAAAAAACGCTATCAATGAATCCGCGCGCTAATGTGGATACGCAAGTTCGCAAGCTGCAATCCATTATGCGAAACAATGCAAACACCAACTATGGTAGACGTGAAGAATTAGGCAGAATGCTAGAAGCGCAAGGAGCAGAAAATTTATATCCGCAACTTGCAGGACAGGCATTAAGTTCACCTACCCCAAGAAGTTTGCAAGGTATTGGATCGGCACTAGCAGGCGCAAATCAAGCATTTACCAATCCAATGTATTTGCCTGGATTAGCTTTAGCGTCTCCACGGGCAATTGGAGAAATGACTTATGCAACAGGTCGGGCAGCAAAGTTAGCGGATCAATTACGGCAACAAGCACCTAACTCACC